TTAATGTTTCTTGTATGTCTCTTGTTTCGATACCTTCGTAAAACTGAATATGAGATTTCAATTCAATCTCTGAAGCAGATACTCCGTTAATACCTTCACATGCCCACATCACAACTTTGTGAAATTTATTTAAATCTAATGGGACTTTTGCACCATCTCTCTTTACTACCATAATACCGTTATTCATTAGTTACCTCTTCCTCTGTTATATTTTTTTCCAATTTGTAAATTTTGCAGATGCAGACAGACCACTGTATGAGTTCTTCTCAATAATTTTCATCAATTGTTCAGAAGTAGCGCCAGCGAGAACCATGTCATTGATATCTTTTTGTTCTACGGAATCTGGGAAAAAACATACGCTAAACCCTTTATCTATTGTCTTCTCTATTCTTTCTACAATCTCTCTATTTCGTGGTTCGTTATCAAAACAAAACACTGTGTTATTTGTGTCGAAAAGTTCAAAGGGAATATCTGCCCCACCCATCGCAAGACAGTTCTCTAAGAAAAGACTGTCGATAGGTCCTTCGACTATAATGGTATTTTTTGATTTGTCCCAGGTGTTGAGACCATAGACTTTTGGTGTGTCTTCATCGAACCGAACAGTGATATATCTAAGTTTGTTGTTTGCATCTAAACTTCTACCCTGCGCCGCAAAAAGATTGCCTTTGTCATCAAAATACGGAATAATTATCCGCTCTTCATTGTCAGGAAGATTATCATACTTCGGAGCCAATGAAGTTGCCCACTCTTTAAAATTTTCTGTATAGTAGAGACTTTTATATTTTGTCTCTGGTATCTTTCTCGCATTGAGATATAGAACCGCTTTGTGTTCTTTTGGTAAACTATCTATACGGAAAACTCCTTCGATTGTGGGAGTTTTGTTGGAAAATTTTGGTGCTTTGAAATCAAATAATGTAGTTGGGTCTTTCTTCTCAGATACCCGACCATGACCAGTTGCACCTTCTTTATACTTTTCAAGTATGTATTCTTTGTGCATTTCTGCGTCCATCGTTTTGATGAAGTTACCTACACTCATCGATGAACCACAGTTGTGACAACGGAAATACAACCCACCCTTACGTTCATAAACATAACCTCGTGCCTTAGATTTGTTAGTCTGACTGTCGCCACAAATCGGGCATCTGAAGTTGTACAGATTGCTGTCTTTACGAGAAAATCTATCAAGTCTAGGTGATACTAACCCGACAAATTTATGGTCAATGTATATGCTCATAGTAAAAGTTACCCACAAAAAAAGTGTTATATTCAGATTACAAATATAACACCTTTTTGGTCAATTGTCAAGGGAAAGTTAGTCTTTTTTAGAAATCTTTCCCTCTTTTATTTCTCTCTTCAAAACATCGTATAAATTACGCTGTTCTTTAACCTCATTGTTCGTCATTATAACAAGGTTTTTGATATCTGTCAAGGCATTTTGTGCGTTACCTGTTATTGCAGATAAATCTATGATAACACGCAATGCCCAAAACCACCAAACGAAACAAGTAATTATGGCGACTGAAGCGCCTGCTAGTAATAGTAAGTTGACGTGGATTATATCAAAGTGATAAGCACACCATGAAAATGCAATGAACAATAATGGTGAGACTACACCATATCTTATCCATATTCTTGCTGATTTTATTATTGCTTCCTGTTGACGCATTTGGGCTCCGTATTAATTAATACCTACAGCCCACCTTTTAATACAATAGCAATAATAACTGAAACCACACCAGCGATGATGGTGGCTGTAGATGATATTAGTAATTTACTTGTTGATGCTTGAGACTTCTGGATTAGGTCTGCTACATCGTCTATTCTTTCTTCGACCTTCCCAAGTCGGGTTTCTAGTTGCTCATAGCGCATAGCGCACATATCGACATGAACTTCCAGATTTTCTTTTTCTAGTTTCGTTGATTGATTGATTGCCATAGTGTGTTATCCTAAAGTTATTTTCGACCGTATCTAAGATACATCATTGCGCCGGTTTGTTGGTCTTGAAGTATAACTGCACTCTTGGGGTTCTTCAAAGCGAAACTTCTTATCTCTTCAAAGTTTTCTGCTTCTCCCACATAATTCTGCCATTTCGTATACTTCTTCTTTCCTAGTCTTGCATTCATAAATGTTGCAGTCGGCACTTTAAATACTCTATTACCTGCAAAATTCATAGGCTTGTCTACCATAGCAACATCACCTGTTGTAGTTGCGGCGGAAATATCTTCTGTCAAAATATCTTCCTTCGCACAGTATTCTATAAACCATCGTTTAGTATTATTTTGTTCTACAATTCTATTTATATGTTCAGAGAGTTCTTCTACGCTGTATTCCTTGATATTATCACGGTTTTCTTTAATTAAAAATAGTGCCGCGGCGAAGGTTACTAGTTTACTCTTACCGAACTGTGTCTTTTCAATAATGCGTTTGAGATTGCGAATGACAACATGAAAAGAAGTGAAAGAATTCTTTTCTTCTTTTGTTTTTAAACTGCGTCTCTTTTTTAGTGTGTTACCTTCTTCATCAATAATACCGAGTTCATATGCCTTCCATTCATTGAATGGTTGAGACACCAACTTCAGAAATTGATATGTAACAACTGCGTCAAAAACGCCTGTTAAATCTGCCATTTTACAACTCTCTTAATTTCTTAACTATATTAGTATTTATACTGATATTACTTTCAACTATATCAATACCGTGAATACCTTGAACTTTATTTGGCATTAGTTCTAAGTAGAGTAGAAATGTTTTTAATTCACTCCACTGATAACTAGGTAGTTTTGCAAATAAAATGCGTACTGCCGCTTTACCAAAAATATTATGTAAGACGATGATATGATTTAATATCAAACGCTCTTTTAATTCACCGTCAGATTGATACTTGTTTAACAATCTACGAATATATTTTATGTGCTTCCAATCGCTGTCGAATGCATTCATGCCTTCTTCTTCAGCATCAGGATTTTCATAATTATTCATAGCATAGAGAAGTACATTCTTCTCATTCAAATTTTCAAATTTCATTTAATAATCCGTTTTATCCTCATATAATACAATGTCAAATGCCGCAGATACTTTCGCACCACTGTCATTTGAGTAACCTCTCACCCTAACATCTAAGTCTGTTTTCTCAGGAAGTGCTAGTGGAATTCCAAATTCATACTGATAGTTATTTTGATATATGTTTGCAATGTGCTGAATTCTGAATGGTGTGTAATTACCATCTTCACCCAAAAAACGCCCATAGAATTCTATAAGCATATCTTTGTCTGCACTACAAGTCGCTACGCCTTTCAACATAAGTCCTGTGTGATTTCTTGGTACTGTATATACGCACATTAATGTTTGAGCATAACCAGTTCTAATTTGTGCAACAATTGTCCCACCAGACCCACCAGTCCGAATAGTAATGTCACCAGCATTAGCAACAGTACCATTAACAAAAGCCCGATACACTCGCTTAAAAAGTATACCGCCTGTTGAACCCACTTCAATAGTTTCTTCAATCTCATCATAATTTTCATCCAAACCGACTACGGTTACTGACTTACCTGCATCAGATGCACCCACTATTGTAAGTGCTTGTGTGCTATCAAATGCGCTCCAAGGATATGTGACTAGACCATCATCCCAGACAGTTGTGCTAGTCGTATTAATACCTGTACGACTACCAAACTTGTGTATATGACTTGCCTTAGGAATACGTCCTAAAGCAACCATATATTTTTCGTCTGAGAGATAACCTTTTGGCATTTACTTACTTCTTCTTTTTCTTTTTCTTAGAAGTTTCTTTTGTTGCTTCTTCAGCACCAAGTTCAACGACTTCTACAGCAATCTCTGGTGGTGTTCCACCAAGTGCTTTAATCTTTGCATCAAGACCTTTGTGCGAAACAAGTAATTCACCCTTTGGTGATTTCCAACCTTGTGCGGTTGCGATTGCATCTTTTGTTGGGGCAGTTGCCCATTTTGGTTGTGACATATTATTTTCCTTTATTTAAATCCTAGTTTTTTCAATTTCGCAATGCTTTTTGCAGTAGATGTATGATGCACACCAATACCGCCTTTTGCTTCCCATTCTCTAATGTTCTTAATGTAATCGTCAATCAAAATATTAGGCGTACCATTCGTAACTGCCCATTTTTGTTTGTCTTCTCTTGGTACTAGATGAACGCCTTTTATGTTCTTCATACCAAGATTTTTCTTCAGCCATTCTTTCTTCTCTGGTTTGCTTGTGGGCATCCTTTTTGATGGAGTTGAAAGTATATATGGGTTGAATTTTTTGATGAACTTGAATAACGCCAGTCCATCTGGCATTGGTTTTAATTTCGCCCAAAACTTAGGTACCCCTTTCAGAATTTCCCACTTTTTATCTTTATGATTGTGTTCGCCCTTTTCAGCAAATCTACCTTTTTCTCCTGCATCAGCAAGTGCTTTATCTGCACCACCAATGAAGTCAACAAGAACCATATCCATATCGCAGTAAATCTGCGGGAGACCATTATCACCCTCTGCCTCTTTTAGAAAATCTGCTACTGTTTTCATTGAAGTAACCCTTAATATGCTGGTGCGATTGCTAGAAGACCTTGCTTAGATTTCGGCACTTTAAAGTGGCTGATTGCAAATTGCTTTGCAGTAAACAAATCTTTTGCATCTTTGTCAATTCTAATTTCTAGTGATTTACCGTTGTAAATCGCAATCCAACCTGCAGGCTTCTCTGTTAAAGTTTCTTCGGTTACTTCAGATGGGTTCTTAATGTAGTCACGCATACTATTCAAGGAGTTTGCAGAAACAGCCATTTTGTTTGTCCACCAAGTAGGCAAGTCACCTTCTGCGCCCATTGCCTGAAGTGCAGTCATAATTTCTTGTGCGTCTTCTACAATAGTCTTGCATTTACGAATAGCAGAAGAAACATCAGTGTGCCCGTCTTCTTTCAAATCGGGATTGATAGTTACTTTATTCTTCGCTTTCTTAGTATCTTTTTCATCTTCAGGTTCTTCATCACCAGCCGTTAGTGACTGTGATTTTTTGATAGCAGTCTTTAAATTACTAGCATGTGTCTTCTGCAACTTTGCTGAAGAACCTTGTTTGAATGCTTGTGCGCCACTTTTCTGAGGAATAACTTCTTCTTTCACTTCAGTTGGTTCAACTGTCGCATCTGCGGGCGTTGGTGCAGTTTCTTTTTCTACAACAGTTTGTGCCGCTTCTGCTTTCGCTTGCGCCGCCTCTACTTCTTTTTTACGCATTTCAACATAAGCGTTACCTATGTTTCTCATGCTTTTAAAATCGTTTACGTTTGACATAATATTAATTCCTATTGAATGTACATGTTGAGTTCAAAAAACTTGTTATCCAAGTTTGCGATTTGAACCTGCAATGCTTTACGTTGTTCTTTACCATTCTTAGTCAGTTTGAGTGAATAGGAATTGGTTTTACCTTTTGAAGGTTTCTTTGGACCTAGTGCTACTTTTGCATCGTAATCGTCTGGGTCAACTTCGTAACCCTTCTTTGCCGCCATTTCTACTGCATGTTGAATTGCAGATGAGAATGTTTTGTGCTTGACTGTATAGTTTGATTTGACATAACCGTACTCTTTTAAGTCTTTTTCGTGGTAACCTTTACCGTCACAGTGTTCGCAACCTTCGCCCTTACACTTTGGGCATTCAACTTTCTCTTCTGTTAGTTCGCAGTCTTTGCAACCTTCGAAACCTTCAGTTTTGATATCAGTTTTGATTGTTACAGGAAACTCTTTACCACCAAACTTGAACTTCTTCTTGCCTGCTTTTTTAGCGGCAGCCGCGGCAACAACAAAGTCACCTACGTCTTCGTCCTGCAAGTCTTCTGGCAATTCGAATGCTTCATCCATTGGTACGCAATTCGGTACTTCTTTACCGTCTTTGCCTTTTTTCATACCAACCTGAACGTAACCCTTCCAACATGGGTCATCAGCATCTTTTTCAAGTTCTTCTTTAAGTCCTGCTTTGTCGAGTGTTTCATACATCTTTGATGCACGAATACTTACTTTGAATAGTTTACCAGCCTGTTTGACACCAATCGCATCTGCAACCATCATAATGATAAGGTCTCTTGGTTCAGTGTCTAGGTTATTTGTAAACTTGACAAGTTTGGGTAAGTCGCCCTTTTGAATTAGTTCTGCCGCTTTGAAGAAATCTTTCTTATCGATTCCACCATTTTTCTTTGCGTACTTGATAAGTTCAGTACCAGCCATATCTAGTTCTGACATCTTACCTTCAGTCATACCACACGAACCTTCTTCGTGCATCTTGCCACATGCTTCGCACATGACTTTCTTTTCCATAATGTTTTGTGCAACTCCAGCAAGTGCTTTTGTTAGCGGGTCATTAAACATTGACATCTCTTTTCTCCTCGATTTTTATTTTTAATTCGTTGTTGCCTTTAATAATTCTATGATACTCAAATGCTTCTATAAAGAACATATCACCGGGGTGCAATTCAAATGGTAGTTCGTTATCTCTCTGAAACTTCCAACCAGAACCTTCTAGCACTGTTACAATTCTATCAGCCTTGTCTCTATGCCAGACTAGATTTTCTGGTAGTACGTCTTTAGAGAAAACTCTGATACTATCGATATCATCATATGGGTTTACCAAAAGTAATCCCCTCCACCCTCAAGTCCAAGTTCTTTAGCATACATCGGCAAGCGACATGCCCAATAACCCGGCGTTGTTTTGTCTTTCTTTGTGTCACATTGATGGCGTGATGCAAAATTCTTCGCCGCTTCTTTGTCGTTGATTTTTGCTTTCAAACCACTTGTGTCACCAAATGAGACTTTCACAACATTACCTTTATCATTCTTTACATATACATAAAATTTCTTTGACCCGCCTCGTTTAGGAGAATTCAATTCTGCTTCTTCTTCAATGTAGTCTTCTACAAGAGGAATGTCAAGCGGAACAAATTCACCATCATAACGTTCAAATTCACCAATATTGGTATCTTCTAACAAGTATTTATCCGTCCCTTCTACAATAATATTCAACTCTCTTGCAACATCAAAGAGTTCATAATACATCTCTGAATGAGGGCGATATACACTGTGTAACGGAATGTTGTTTTCTTTAGCGTAGAATACTGCTTCTGCCGCCATAATCTTTTTTGCTGTCTTTGCAAGAATACGAGCATCTAGGGTAGAACCTACCATACGAACAACTTCACCAGCATAATAGTCTAGTGAATGTTTCTTCTGTTTGGGGTCCTCTTTTTCTATATAACGTAGAAGACCTTGTGCCGCTTTTTCGTATTTATTTTGCTTAAAGTATTTTGCAATAAGTTCTTTAATCCATCGAGGTGCTTCATCAAGTTCGCCAGGTGTTGCTTTCTTGTAAGACTTTACAAGTTCATCTGAACCGTATTCAAGTGCTTCTCTGTAATATGCGTCTTGTCTTTGCTTGTATGCGTCATCTACACCATCACCATCTCTATCGACACCCATTTCTCTTGTTCTTAGAACAGAGGCAGATGCAGGTGATTTATCGTAACGTCTTTTGTGCATTGCTCTTGCTTCTGCATCAGTAATACGTTGGATGTACTCTAGGTCATCCATATACTTCAGAGTTACACGAACATGTGAACGTACATTTGCGATACTTTCAGACCATAGAATGAATGCCGGGAAGCCTTTGATTTTAACTTCAAACGGAACAAAGCGTACTTGCACTGACATATATGGGTCATCTTCTTGCCCGTCACCATCAACGTCACCAATTTGAGGTAGATTGTTTGAAGTGATTTCTGCAATGTATGCTTCTTTAACGTCTTTAAGTGTCTTACCCTCTTTCTTTTTCTTAGCAATAGCAATCGCCGCTTGTTGTGCAGGACTGACCGCCTCTTGTGCGATTAAATCTTTAAATTTCTCTGCACTTTCGATATCTTTGAAAGTAAACTTCTGTCCATCCCAAATACCATCTAGTGCTTTAACTGCTTTCTCAATTCTGTCTTGCTTCATTGTGAAGTCGCCGTCTAGTGAAACTGAGACTGCTTCTTTTACATCACCTGCAACAACGTATTCTGGGTCAGGCGTTTTGAAGCCTTTCTTACGCATAACTGTCTTTGCAATCAAGTCAAGTTCTTGGTTCTTCTTATCCCACTGTAAGATGAACGGCATGTTCACATCAGTCTGCATGTCCTTCATTACTGCTTCAGCATCAGGACCCATCTGTGCGATTTTCTTACCGTGCTTTTGACGTACTTGCTTGAACAAACGAATTAGTTCTGATTGTGAGATTTGCTTCTTGTTTCGTGCATCGTTCACACGGTCCAAGAAGTGTTTTGTAAATTCAACATCGATACCTAGTTTTGCAAACAATTTGTCTGCATACTTTTCAATGTCTTTTAGAATTTGAGGTGTGATTTTCTTTTCATCAGCCTCAGCAACAAATTCTTCAAATAGTTCATCAACACTTGGTTGCGGGTATGTCCACTCTTCATCAAGTTCTTCGTCAATGTTCCACTCTTCATTTTTGTTTTTGTCGTTATACATTTTCCACGCTGTTGCGTACATGACTTTTTCCCAGTCATCGCCGTAGCGTCTTTTGAATTCTGATTTTGTTTTGTCTTTTTCTAACCACTTTTCGATTTCTGGGTCTGGTGGAGCATCTTCCGAGATTTGCTCACCTTCATTCAATAGTGCTTCACCAAACAGCAATTCAAACATTTCGTTGATTGCCGCAAGTTTCATACCCTTACGAATTTTGTTGAATAATACACGCTTGTCTGTATCGCCCAATGTGTCTGGTACGCCTTTAACGAAAGTGTCAAAGTCACCATCTGCCGCAATTTTGCGTAGTAGTGATGCCGACATAGCATCAGCGGTCATTTTCTTTGCTTCGTCACTATCTGGGTCTGCACGATTACCAGCAGACTTAATTTCTACGCCGTTCTCAAACTCATAGAAACCATGACGACCTTCTTTGCCGTTATATTTGTTGAGTAGTTTGTCAAACTCATTCACTCTGTCGCCACCAACAACCATAGTTACTCTTGTGTAACCCATGCTGTGTAGTTTTGATATTACATCAAATGTGGTTTTTAGTGATTTATCTGCGACAATGTTCTTTGCATAAGAACGAAACATCTTACGCATAAACTTAACTTTGTCGGTGAATGACAAAGGATTTTTCTTTGGGTCTTGCGATTGTGAAGGAAAAATCTTCAAGTCGGCACCTTGCGCTTTCGCAATGTTGCTTGCCGCCTTAATCATTTTCTCATGTCCTGTTGTTGGTGGATTAAATCGACCAAACGAAAACACGACTGATTTTTCTTTTGCTTCTTTTATGTCTTTAAACTTTTTCATTTGTATTATCCTTTATCGATTTTCACTTTGTCCAATTCTTCGCCGCGGTGAAGTTATTGTACGAGAATGTCAGGCGGTCAACTAATTTGACTGCACTACCACCGACTTTATCAACTGCTACAAAACCCTCAGGTTCTGTTACTTCGAAACCATTATCTGTGCGAGTGAAAGTCTTCGTCAATTGCTGAACACTCTCTAACTTTCGCACCAAAAGCAATTTACTATCAATAATCAACTGATAGAATGCGAACAGTGCGGCGATTGTTTTTGCACTCTTTTTAACTTGACGCAAATATTCGTCTCTTATTGTTGCTTTGCTCTCTTTCGCCTTGTCCGTCTTAACCTTGTCAATTTGCTTTTGCATGAAGGTTTCAATATATTTATAATATTCAGCACTGGCAGTTTTTGCATTTGGGTACTTTTGTTCACGGATATTTGAGTTGATAAACGTCTTTAATTTAGCACCTGCAAACTGCCCTTCCATTGTATCTTGCATTTTAAGCAGTGCATTGAAGTCCCGTGAATTGATACCTCTGAATGCTTTACCTGCTTTTGAAAGTAGAACGTCTAGTTCTGTAGTTTCTTTTTTAGTAAGCATTGCTTTACCAGACACATCTTTATACTCTGCGTCTTGGTACCACAAACCAGATACTGTACCGAATTTAGATACATCAACATTGAATGATGCACTCATATCTTGCAACGTTGGACCGCCACTGTACTTCGTATGAATTACAATACCGACTTTCGATTTCTTAATTGTTTTACCCAAGTCGCTATCAGTAGGCACTGCATAAACGATTGTGTTAGGTTGAAATGTGATGAGTTTTTCACCATCTACTGTTTCTGAACCAAGGTCGCCTTTAGTAAACATCAAGTCACCTTGATATACATCGCCACCAAGTTTCAACTTAGAAAGATAGTCGAATGATAGTTTCAGTTTAGTTGACAAGTCGCCAGAAGTGTCTGCGTCTATGTCTGCATGTGATTTGTATACTTTAGGGTTCTTATTAAAGATACCCTTCTTTGCAACAAAAAACTGATTATCTTCTGGGTCAACACCAAAGAAAACTGCTGGCGCACCGTCCCATTTGACAGTTACGTTTACTTTGGATGAAGCATCACCTCTGAGCATGTCACGCAATGAACGCAAAAAGTTAATTGCCGCACGACCACCATTGATGCCGTTATTTAAAATCTCATCTTCTAAATGCTCAAGGTGTAAGTTCTTACCTGCTTGCTCATCTAATTGTTGATATGTTAGGAAACTCTTCATTATTTAACTACCTTCACGTTACGATTGATACGAGTTTTCTTAACAGCAAGAACACGCAAACCAGGTATCTTAGACCCTTTGCGTGAACTGTCATTTCTAATTAAGAAATATACTTCGTAGTTGCCTTTTAATTCTCTTGGGCTTGTAATAATATGACTGACATCTATTATAACACTTTCTGTGTCTCCGTCAATCTTATATTTGCCTGTAAATGTCTTTTCTAATACTGCACCATTAGGCAGAATGTCTGAACCGAATACAACATTCTTTACTTCTTGTGCGCTTGCTTTTACTGCTAGATTTGGTGTGATTGTAAATACTGAACGTACTTTTGGATGAGGGTCTACACGAACATTACCTGCTTTAAGTTCTCTATCGACAATCTTTTTCATCTTGTCGCCATAGTACGAATCCGCAGATTCCCACATCTCTGCTTTATCTTTTTTCAGCGATAGTGGGTAAACATTACCGTCAGTGTCGAATACGTTTACGTCTGATTTCTTACGACCTTTCGTGTCGCTACCAGCGCCTTCTGCACGAACAGCATTTGGGATTGTGAATTTCTTGCTACCAGCATTGAATACAATATTAAGTGGACCATCTTCTAGTGCATCGTTAATCATTTTGATTAGCGTAAATTCACTATCAAGTCCTGCGCTTGCTTTTCCTTGCTTAGATTTTGGGGCGGCGAAAATGCCGAATGGACCAATGCGAACACCACCGACTGAGGAAGAACCAAAGTCTGGGTCATAAACTGCACCGAACTGTGCAAAGTGCATTGCTAATTTATTGAGTAGTTCTACTCTATTATCGTTGGTAAGAACAGCGAAACGTTTTCCGCTAAGTTTCTTAAAGTCTTTAAAACCGAGTTCAATACAACCTGCCTGTAGTACATCGATACTATCAGGACCTTGTGCCTCAGCCATGAATTGGGATAAGGTTTTTGCTACCATTTCTGCACCTCAATATTAAGTGATTTTCAAATATACTTTCATCTATATTTATAAGACAGACAAGGTGCCATTATCTGTTGTATAATATACATTTCTGAAGTTGTAAGTCCCTACAAGTTCGTTACAACCGTCACACGGTTTAGCAAGTGCAAACTCTTCATTCTTTAGAATACGCACGACATACAAATCATATTCTGAAAAATCTTTTAGACCTGCACGAACAATAGCATCTGCTTCTGCGTGAACAAAATACTGACCGTTGCGATAACCTGAATTCAACATAATCGGGTGTGTTTTCATTCTGTTTACACCCGTAGATACTATTCGCTTTTTATGTACGACTGCGGCAGCCATGCGAACACGACCACCGTCAATACCTTCACTCTTCATTGCAAGTCGATGAAGATGAGAGAGAATCCTGTCCTCTGTCATTACAATGCTTCTTGGAAGCAACGCAACGCTAGTTCGCCCTCTAATCGAAATGCCTCTTTTTCCCAAGGACAATCCATATAATCTGTATTGTTAAACGAACCGCTCTTTTTCCAAAGAGTGTTACCATACTTATCTACACGCAACTCACGGCGGGCATATTGCTTGACATGCACCATCTCATGGCATATTGTAGAAATCAAATCATACAAACTCAATTTCTTGTCAACTTCGATTTCAAACTCACGGTTAGTATCTTGCTCCATACAGTAACCGTATGCTTTACCCTTCAAGTCTTTGATATGAACAAAAACTTCAAGTGTCTTCATTCGTGGCATCAATTCTCTGATACACCACGAAACTGCTTTTTCAACAATCTCACGCTTTTCTTTAGTCGAACCATAAACAGCAACAGCGTTATTCATACTAAGTCCTCAATCAAACAAAAAGGGGGCGCATATTTTCAACGACAACATTATAAGCATTTACTTCATAACTGTAATACTCATAGAAGTCATCGTCTTCTTCAAACCGAGCGTTTTCTTTACCTTGACTAGCAAGATATTCCTCCCAGACACGGTCCATTGCTTGCAAACCTTCAAGCAAGTCGCCACGCCCATGACGCTTCATAACGTCAACTGCTTCGTCAAAATTAAAGTCTTCTTCGTAGAAATGGGGAATGCGGAACATAGTTTTCTCTCTCTTCTCTCAACTTACATATATATTATATGCTGTACAGAGGGAATAGTCAAGGAAAACCTTGGTTCGTAAGTGGTTGATTTATATGAGGATTCCAAAAAAGTTGATATTTTTTGGTAATATGTTGTCTATTTTAGGGGATTAAGACCCAGTTTGGGTATGATAGTACCCATTTCGGGTACATATTTTAGACAAAAAAAGAGGGTACTACCCTCTGGAAGAGTAGCACCCTCAGGTGTCTATAGATATGCGACCAGGAACCCCACCAGACTGCACTGAAGCAGTTAATCGCTTTTCCAGTTGTAAATACTTAAAGTGTTTGTGCAATATACACCCCAACTCTTCCTATCGCCGATTGATTGCATCTCGGCATTAATTATCGTTTGACACCTAATCTTTCACCCACACATATTATACCAGATTATTTATAAGGCAAATTGTCGCTACATAAAATTTAAGTGAGTTTTTAGTAGGAAATTTTGCTTATCTGAGTTCAGAATTTGATATGGATATGTCCAACTAGATGGGAACATTACTAGTCGACCAACCTTACTTTCTACTTTGGCACCAAATGTACCGAACTGCAAATAGAAGTCTGGGTCTTCAGACAAGAACCAATACAATGCAAGATATCGCCTTGCTTGTGAAAAGTGCTTAATGTCATGCCCCATTTCTTTAAAGTCATTTTCATTTCTGAAATGATATATGTGCATATCTTCGATACTAGATTGTTCAGGAAATACAGAACTATCTGGTTGTACTGCCTCAGCATATACAGGTAAAGTTGCTTCAATGATGTTCTTCTGAGTTTCAGATATTTTAGAAAACGCATCTGAGCGGTCAATATTCAATGAAACAAAAGAACCTTGGTCTGTTCTCACTAATTGAAACTCACCACCTTCTGAATACATCTCAATCATTTTCTTACAATACTTCTCTGGCAATGCTAAGTCCCACACCTTTACATATCTGCCTAATGAAGTATCTGTATTTTCTTCGACTTGAGGAATATCCTCAAATTCAGCGTCTTCGATAGGTGCTTCTGTTGAGATTGCACCAGTCTTTTTACCTGCTACGTTTATCATATTATCTCCGTTCTTATTCAAAGTTCAATTCACCGAAACTTTTATTTCGTCTTTTTATTTTAAATTCTGATTGACCAAAATTACTATTATCAAACGCAGGAACATCTCTCTTACTTGAACCTGCATCAGTCAAGCCATCTTGTGCTTCTTGTTCACAATCATATAGACGCATTTTGCTTCTATCGACACCGACAACAAACCTCTTGTGTATATTAGGGTCGCCGTTTCGGTTCTTCAATTGTTTAATCATAATCTGACCAAGTTCTTCAAGTTCTTCTGTAGAAATCAAGGCAAGCATAAGGTCTGCGGTTGCAGGCAAACCAAAGGATTCTGAGGTATCTTCAAGCCCTACGTCTGAGTTAGAATAACCAGAACGAGTTGTTTGGGTTGCAGTAACAACAGGAACATTAAACTCAACAGCAAGACCACGAATTTCTTCTGCGATAGATTTGATGATTGTGTATGAGTTTGCTTGTGTATTCTTAACTCTTGCAGATGCACAAATATTTAGATAGTCAATGTAGATGATATCTGGTCGAAAGTTCTTCTTCAGATTGAGTTCATTCAACAAGTGACGAAAGTGACCAACGTGTGCAGATGCAGTAGGAAACTCTTTGATTACGAGTTTACCTTGTGTCTTCTTTGCTAGTCTATCAATCTTTCTGTCATACATGTCTTTTGACAAAGACTTCAAATCATCGATAGTAACATCAAGTAAGTTCGCATCAATACGTTCTGCAATCTTTTCCTCTGACATCTCCATAGTGATATAGAGAACATTCTTACCTTGCGCTAGATGACCCGCACCACAGTGACACATGAATAGAGATTTACCTACGCCTGTGCCTGCAAGTGCAACATTCAGTGTCTTATTAGTAAGACCACCTTTTGTGATAGTGTTTAGAAGTTCTAAGTCAAAAGGAATGCGTTCTTCTTTACGATGATAGAAGTCGAAACGGTCATCAGACTGTTCAATAAAATCGTGACCAATATGACTGTCAAAAGAAACACCAAGGGCGTCAGACAAGATTTTAGGGATTGCACCCTTATCATTATTCTTGTCATTACCATCCATGATTTGAATGCTATTCATAATTGCATTATAAACAGCACGTTCTTGGCACCAGTCTTCAGTTTTCTCTAGGAGCCACTGAAGGTTTTCTTTTCTGTCTTCTTCTTCAAGGGCTTCTGATATAACTTTGGTTGCGCTGTCGTATTCGCTTTCGTTAAGTTTTTTTTCACCCAATTGGATGATAACAGCCTCTTTCGTAGGTAGAGTATTAAAGCGGTCAACATAATCAAAAATCTGCGAATAAACGACCTTTTCCATAGCATCTGCAAAATACTCTTCTTTGATGAATGGGAGGACTTTTCTCGCATAGTCTTCATCAATGAATAGATGCTTCAGTATTGTTTGTGTCAGTCTCATTTTCACCTTGCTTATCTGTAAAGTCTTTTTCCATTATGTCTACAAGAATATCACCAAGTAGACGTTCAAAATCTTCAAACTCTTCGTCAGGAATATCAACTCCTGCAATGTCTGAAGGTACGGTGATTATATCATATTCGTACTTCAATGTCAAGGCATCTGCTGGCGCATCTTCAGGAACCATTTCTTTGTATTCCTCTTTCAGTGCCACACCAACTTTCCCAAACTTAAATATTGTACCCTTAAACTGGGTATCACCAATAAGTTCAATATGCATTTCATCACCTTCGGCAGACGGACTAAAAGCATAATGTTCTTTTATGTCAATCTTTCCACCGTCTTCTTCTGTCTGATTATAAATTCTCATTCTGTTCGCCCTCAATTGGTTCAAGTGATAACTCTGCAACTTCTTCATCAAGTTCTTCTTCTGATGGTTTGCCATACAAGAATGTCTTACCAACATGACTTTCAATTTGCTGTAGAACATCTTCAGTAAAATACTTCTCTGGGTTCTGATTGATTGATTTACCAAACTGCTTTGAACCGTCTGGCAGTTCATAACGTGTTGATACTTTCTTAAAGATGCCTGCTTCTTCTGCTAGTTCAAGTAGACCATAATAACGATTTAGACCTTTATCATATGTCAATAGAACTTCAACTAGTTTGTTTTCTTTAGTTAAACGAGACTTGTGATTTGCAACTTTGATGATGTTACCAACAATCTCATTACCATCTTTCTCTTTCTTTTTAGACAAGAAAAGAATATTAGATGCCGCATACTTCAGACCAGACCCGCCAGACATTTCTTTCATCGGAACATACGAACCGATAACTGCATATGTGTGATTAGTAATCAGCATTGGTACTTTTGCACGACCAAGTTTCAGTGTCAGTGTACGGAAGATACCTCGAATTTTAGGTGCCCGTGTCATGTCACGTTTATCTGAACCACTTTCTGTATCAGTCATCTCTTTAACTGTAGAAAGCATACCCAAACTATCAAGTACAATCAACAATGGTTGACGGTCTTGTTCAGGTTGCTCAAGGTACTTGTCGAGTGTTTTCACTGCTTGAGTACCAAACTCTTCGATTGTTGCTACGGGTACCATTGCGATACGTTTTGTATCAATACCACGTTCACTAATCATACTCTTTGTTAGTGCGGATTCGGATTCAAAGTAAATGACACCACCATCTGGATGGTCTTTCAAAAACTGTTGTACTGCACCTAGTACGAAAAAAGTTTTACCAGTCGCACTCTCGCCTGCAAAAGCAGTAATCTTATTGTTTGGAATCCCACCAAACAAACTTCCCGATACAAGAGCATTAAGCACATAACTACCAGTATCAATATATCCATCTACATCTCCTGCTACAATTCCGTCTTCAACAATACCAGCAAACTCATTGCCGATAGTCTTACCAAGACCTTTAAGAAAATCACTCATATAATATACTCCATTGTTTAAGTTTATTAGTGCAAATATACACTATTTAATTCGATTTGTCAAGGGTTTTTTGCAATAAATTTATTGAAAAATAATGCAATAAATACTGCACCAAGACCAGTCACAACTGCTTCCATCCATTGCGGTCCGAGCGTTCCTGGATGTACAATATAATCAGCAAGCATAGTAAACAATCCTGTTAGATATAAAAAGAGTAGTTCTTTATTCTTTTCACTCAAAACAAAGAATGATGTAACAAATATAGCAAGTGCTGTGAGAACACCTACCTGACTTGCTACTTTCACATGACCAATTGACAAAACCGTTATATCACCTTGAACCATAGTAAGTCCACACGCAATAAACGCTTCTGAAAATTTTCTACCTGCTAATTTTATTCTTTCAATCATTATTCCATTTCTCTGATTGCGTTATTAACCTGGTCGCTGGTAACGACACCTTCACGCAAAAGTTTCTGTCTATTCGCTTGGTGTTTCAATTCAATTTCTTCTTTGCTTCCACCGAAGTATGCTACTGCATGACCTTCTTCAATTAGAATATCTGTTACTCTTTTATCTTCAATTTCAAAGTCACCTAGAATACGACCAAACTTACCTTTTGCGTCATACTCTTCAACGACTAAAACCTGCATTGAACTGAGAGGAAGAAGTTCTTTAAGTTTCTCTTTTGAGGCAAGTCCGAAGAGTTTTTCAACTTTGTCTCTTGTTCGACTTTCTGGTGTGTCGATGCCCATAATTCGCACTCTTTCTTTATGTAGCCACACCCCGAAACCGAGGTCAATATCAACATCAACGGTATCACCGTCAACAACTTTTTTAATCTTAACGTTATATTTGTATTCCAAATCACTGCTCCTTTTTCGCTCTCAGGTCGGGATAATTTCTGTCATCCCTAATATCTTGCGTGACGAAATCAAATTCATTATTAGTTTTGTTATACTTCACTTCAACGTCAGCATCTTTAACTTTAACTACTTTTTCTTCAACAACTCTACCACCAGTGAGAGGTGGTTCTTGTTTAGGTGTTTCTGGTTCTTCTTTCTTTCTCTTAACATAACCATGATTTGACGCAATCAATAGTAAGACTGCAAGAGGGTCAAATACAAATATCAAAAGAAGAATTACAATTCTTACTGCGTCATCTAATTTTGTTTCTGCTTCATCACCATAGATTAGTTCTGAGATATATTTAACAGGACCAAATTCTGCTTCAAGTTTTCTGAAGTCTGTTTCAAGTTCGAACTTCTTATCTCTTAGTTCTGATACTTGTTCTTCTAATTGTGCAATTTGTTCTGCATCTACAACTACTGTCCCAATTTCAGTCTGCAACCTTGCGTTGGCTTCCGTAAGCGCACTAACTTCAGAAAGTTGCAACTTACGCAATTCTCCAATTCGACCCCTGGCTTCCGACACAATAAGTCTGGATGCTTCTGTCTCATTCTCTCTGAATTGTTCAACTCTTCTAGCAGTACCGCTACCATATGAACCATCTACTCTTGCTCCTACTAATGCTTGAAGTTTTCTTATATCATTCTCTTCGATATACTTTTCAAGCAGGTCTAAATTGCTTCTTGCTTCTTCGATGTAACTATTTTGCTCTTCAATGAGTATTGAATAACGAGAATTAATCTGCTCAATTTGTTGCGTATTCTGTTCAATTTGTGAATTTTGTTTCTCATTGTTTACACTACCTGCGTCTTGCAACAAAAAGATACGTTCTTCATTATCTACAATTTGCTCATCAATACGAACAATTAAACTCTGATTTTGTTCTGCTTCTGCCGTTTGTTCAATATGTGCTTTACTTAAAAAACCAAAAATACCCATGCTGGTAATCAACATGAGTACAACAACTGCGATTGTTAAATAAGATTTCAACCACCAGGCGATATCTTTCCAATTTCGATACAACCATGTTGCTGTAACAAGTTTACCTATTTCAAGTACAGTTCCCATAATAGCAACAGGAATTGCACTTGCCGCAAAAATTGTGACTAGTCCTACGATTGAATAGTATGCGGCAACCGCTGATATTGCGATTGCCACGAGAAATACAAGTATTGTCATATTATCCTCGGGTTAATGCGAGTAACTTATCAATCTGAGACTGAATTGCAGGTCCTCGGTCTTCCCATTTGATATATTCTTTATCTGCCGTCTTCAATAGTTTTACTAGAAGTGGCATGATAAGTTTCTCAACTTGTGTTAATTTTTCTTTTACGTCTTCTTCAACTTCAGCCTTGCGCTGTTCAATTTCTGTCGATTGTCCTGCAATTGCATCAAGCAACATATCGATTTTACCCTCAAGGCGTGTTACACCTTCAGCGGATGAAGTGACTGCTTCAGCAACAGCGTTTGCTGTTTCTGCGTCTTGTTCTACTCTTTTAACCTCGCTCTCATCGACTGCGCTGAAACCGAAGTCGTAGGGAGTGTCGAGGTATTCTTGTGGTATGTTTCTACTCATGTCCAGAAATCCTCCAATGATACACCTTGCTTTTCTGCTTTCCAGCCAATCGATGTGAGAATAGTTTGAAGAGGTTCTGAATATGCCTTCGCAAACTGTGTCTCATAGTCGATATAGTTGTGTAGTTTCAATTCTCTTGGCAGTGAAGATGGGAATGCAATCGTATTTTGCATTGAAGGATTTGGTTCTTTCAAATAGCAAAACTTAATCTTCTCACCTTCTTGCACAACTGGATAGCGTCTATCAAGGTTATTTTTTTTAATCATATCGTTATACACTAAAGCACCACGCACATGCATTGGCGTGCCTTTAGTAAATACACTTACACTACTAGTATATTTAGTCAGGTTATTTACGCCTCTTGGGAAAGAAATGTCTTCGATAGGTAATTCAAAAAAGTCTTCTTTGAATTTACCAATAAACTCTTGTACATCTTTTTCAGAACCCTGCATGATAATCTTCAATACTTCTTTAATCTTATCTCGGCAGACTTCAGGTGTTGATGATTTGACTGCTTCAATGCCCATGATTTTTAGTTTGGGTTCATCATATCGCACACCCTCAACATCCCATGCATTTAGAATATAACGCTTCTTTGCAGTCCAGATGCCTCTGTCAGCGATAACTTCACGCTTCATAAACATCTTCTGTTCGAATGCATTTACATACGAAGCAAGATTTTGGTAACTCTTATCAATAAACGGTTCAATTTTCTGTGAAGCCACTCGGTCAAGAAATGATACCACTTTGTTCGTAAATTCGTCTTTCGATAAATCATCTCTATCTTTAAACACGCTATTAACAAGTCTGTCAAAGCGGATGTATACCGAATCCGTATCGCTTGCAACGACATAATCTTCATTGTCTGTCTCCAATAATTTATTCATATATTTGTTGATTGCTCTCTCAATCCAACGAATACTGACCTGACCAGATAGCGTAATTGCTTCTGCCATTCTCAAATCATAGTGTCTGAAGTATTGATTACCAATCGCACCATAAGCAGAGTTCAATTGAATTTTCTTCGCCATTTGGGTATTGTTATATGTCGAAACTTTATATTCAAGTTCTCTACGCTTATCTGCATTCTTCTCTACCTGCAATTCTGACTGCGCTTCAAGCATCAATTTCTTGTAACGCTTACGGTCATCATACATTCTCTGCATCATCTCAGGCAAGAAACCTTGCTTATCAGTTCTAAACATAGCACCATTAGCACATATTGTTTTGCCACTGAGATTAGACAAATCAACTTCTTGGTTGAGAAGTTTATCAACATCAACACTCATTCGTTCATTTTGTATGAGTGTTTCTGGTGAAATATTATACTGCATAATCAAGTGAGGATACAGTGAGTTCAAGTCAAAAGACATCATCCAGTCATGTGAACCTACTTGAGGGTCTTTCACATACGCACCAGCATACTTGTCATTCTTTGATACTGTTTTCTTATCAGGTAGAACGATATGCTTTTCACGCAGGTGATTGAAAATTAGTGTATCCCACATACGAACCTGAGAGAACACATCGTTGATATTAACCTTTGCGTCATACGCAAGACCAATAACCATGTCAATCAGTTTCATCTTCGCTTCAAGTTTATCTACAAGTTCAACGTCACGGATGTTGTATTCGATATACTTTTGATAATCGGTTTTGTAAAGTTGGTGTAGTGTTTCAACTTCAGAATAATCAAGTTTACGTTCACCAAGTTCAACGTGACAGATATAGTCAAGTCGATAACTCTCTTGGTTTGTATAAGTAAACTTCTTGTACAATTCAATGTAATCAAGTACAGAGATACCAGGCAAGTCATAGGTATACAGAGTACGACCCATCATTGTAACTTTTCGTTCACCAACAATACGCCAAGGCGAAAGACGTTTAGCGTCTTTCTCACCCATAACTTTAGTGATACGATTGTAGAGATAGGGAATATCAAAGAATTGAATATTCCAACCAGTTACGATATCTGGTGCAACGCTTTCCCACAAATCTAAGAACAAACGACACATTTCATATTCATCATCACAATGAACATACTCAATATTCTGCGTCATCTTACTAGTATCGAAAGGCTGATTGCCTAGAACGAAATACTTGCCTTGTGCTTTAAATGTGATTGCAGTAAGTTCTTCTTCTGCTTTGTCTGGGTCTGGGAAACCATTTTCAGAACCGACTTCGATATCGATATTTGCGATAACAAGTCTGCTTTTTTCATACTCAATAACACCTCGATATTCATCTGAGATATAGCAATAAGTGTAGTTCTGATACCCGTGGATATCAAACCCTTCAACATCTTTATATTGCTTTACCCAATCACGGGTCTCTCTGATACCGCCCGGTTGAATAGGTGCGACATACTTGCCGTCAAGTGTTTTGTGTTTTGTCTCTTTGTTTGAAGGAACAAATAGAGTAGGTTTGTAGGGCAACTTATATTGCTTACGAGTACCCTTATCATATTCTCTTACGAGTAGGTTATTGCCTGCAACTTGTACGTTAGTATAAAATCTCATTATTAACTATTCTCACCGTTTTATCTTGTAAAGTTTCATCGACATGCACTTGGCACGATAGACGACTATTATACTCGACATTTTCAGCAATGTCAAGGGTAAATTTTTCGTCTTCAGTGGGTGCAGAAATGGGTGGGTCTATCTTAACGTGACATGTACTGCAAATGTTTTCGCCTCCGCAGTCACCCATGATACCAAGGGCAAGCATAAGATTGTCTCCTATGCTTGCTTGGTGTTTTAATTTTCTACCCCGTTGAATGGAGTAGAATGTAATCATCCTTTTAGGATTTCTTGCTTCTCGCCAATTGATGGCATCACAAGACCTGAACCAAATGCTTTGTTATACTCATTTTCGAGTTCTCTAGCACATTTAGTTTTGAATGTAATGTGGTCATCTGCGATTTCGATACCTTCTTCATTTTGTGTACCAGCGGCGTATGGCATCCAAGGCATGATACCCAGACTACCAGATTGCTGTGGCACCAAAACTGCACACTTTACATACTTACCATTCTTTTCTTGGGTGATGATTTCTTCACCCGTCTGCAATCGCAGAAAAACAACATTACTCATAATATTCCTCTCAGTTTAATCAAATAGTTTATCAAACGTGGCTGGACCTGCAATACCATCTGCGGATAGTCCATTAGATGCTTGCCACTCTTTCAATGCACGTTCAGTACCAGGACCAAACACACCATCAGCACCAATACCTAGTGCTTCTTGCATCAACTTAACACCTTCGCCACGAGAACCTTTGCGTAGTACGCCGATATCATCCAAGATATCTTCAATATCGTCATCGTCTGCTTGTAGTGCTTCAGCATCCATACCCAATACTTTTAGTGCATGTGTATATCGCTTCTGACGGTCTTCAAGTCCAATCGAACCGCCATTAATGATTTTAGTCATTCGTTTTACGTCATCGCCATCTGCAATGTCGTTTAGATTTCTGTGGTTCCAAAACCAACATGCGCTTTCAATTGCGCCAGCAGGTGTTGCAACATATTCTGCCGCTTCTTCTGCGGTCATATCAACAGACTTACCAAAGTTCGTGTAGTTTTCACGTCCTGTAAGTTGCTTTAGACCACGACCACGAAAACGCCAGCCATCACCTTCTTCAGTGTTGCCCATTTTGTATTTACGATATTTGTCGTTGTAAACACGGTTGGCAATCATTTCTGGGTTACGGGCATATTCGTCTGCATCTGCTTTTGGTGCATCACCAAAGTAGCGACCGAATACTGAACGTAGTGCTTTTGCGGAATAGTTTAGATTTTCTTCTAGTGCAGTGAAACCTCTACTTTCGTGGGCGCACTGACTTAGGAAATGTGCTACACGGCGTTCTGTTACGATGCCGTATTTTGGTAGTAGTTCGCATAGTGCGTCATACCAGTTATCTGGGTCATCTTTGATAATCTCACCAAGATGTTCTTTAGTGAAGTCAAATTTAAAACTCATATTACTTCCTCTGTTTTATGTGTAACTCAAAAGGGGCGAGAAACCTCGCCCCCCATTATTTAGTTCAATACTTCTAGTTCAACTCAATCTTTTTTGGTTTGTCCTCTTCAGGCACAAACTCTTCAAGCAGAATAGAAAGAATACCATCTTCTAGTTTGGCATCTTTTACTTCTACATTGCTTGCGACTTTAAAGTTGTTTTGGAAGTTTCGATTAGCAAGTCCACGGTGAAGATAAACCACGTTTTCTGCTTCTTCTTCTAGCGGGTTGCCTACTGTACCAGAAACCGTAAGGGTGTTCTTGTTCAGTTCGATTGAAATATCCTCCTTTTTGAACCCAGCAACAGCCATATCAATACTGTACTGATTACCTGCTCGGCGGATGTTATATGGGGGATAATTAACTTTGTGTGTTCTCTTTGCAAGGTTTTCTACTTCGTCAAAGATGCGGTCAAAGCCAACCGCAAAAGGGTCAAATGTTCTCATTTGTTTTTCTCCTTAATTTAAGCGAGTTAATAATAAAATTTGCTACCTGTCGCTTCAGCGTAGCATTCTTATTTATACACCAGTGCTTCCAAAACCACCATCTCGGTCAGTTTTTTGTTCTGGTTTATTTTGAATTGGCATCAACGCAAATGTAGGTTGAACTACCAATTCTGCTTGACATATGCGGTCCATATTATTGATGGTTACAGTCTTTTCAGAAATGTTTGTAATCATCGCAAATACAGGTTCTACATAGTCACAATCAATGACACCCTCAGCATTCGCAAGAACAAGTCCCTGCTTCAATGAAAGACCAGACCTCGCATGAAGTCTGATACTTGTATTTACTGGAATATCAAAGACTAGTCCAGTTGGGATTAAGCATCTCCAACCAGGCTGAACATCAAGTGAAAAGTCTGATTTCACTTTCTGTTCCAATTTATTATTCATAGAAGTATAAACAACTACAGGTTTTTCTTTTCGAAAGTATGCATGTAAATCAAAGCATGCCGCGCCTTCTGAACCAATATGTGGGTCACGCACATTGGGATGCTCTTTGTAGAACCCCAATGGCTTTTGTATAATTGTTTGCATTTACTTCTTTTTCCCTATGTTGTATTTTGCTACAAGTTCCCACTCACCTCTATCTTTGTGTGGAAGAATTTTAATTTGCGACAATGGTGAAACTGGGTCTTCGATTTGCGAAGGAGTTACCACTGATACAAGTTTCCATTCAACCAAAAGATTGACGATTGTGTTACGTCTGCCTACATCTGCTTCTGCAAAGTTTGTAGGCTTGCCATCAAGTCCAAACAATTCTTTGAAGTGTACGATGTAATACTTGCCCTTCTTGTGAAGAATGTGGCAAGACTGATACAACTTTTTATCTTTTCGGGATGCTACGCCAATGCGAGTTAGCGTTTCTCGGACTTTAAGAAAGTCATCTTCTTTTTCTAATTTTACCTCTACGAGGTCTTCAACTGTCACTGTCATTTTTTCAATCCACCTTGTTCTAGTTTATTTTTTATCTCATTAATTTGTCCATTAGATAATACATTTGCCGCTTGTTCTGCTTTAGTGCGACTGTAACCGTAAAACTCTTGTAGAATTTTTACTGTATCATCTTTCTCTGGTTTTATCCATTTAGAGAAACGTTTCCGCTTTCTGATAGTATTTAGTAAAAACTCATATTGTAGAATTTTATCGGCGTGACTTCTGAAGTTCATTTCATTTGCCATACCAATCGTATCATCAAAATAAGAGAGTGAGCGGTTTGTTAGAAAAGGTTCATAACCTTTTTCTGCTAGTTCGTCATTCTCTGTATCACGCATCAAGTTTTCTTTTGAAGAATTGATGCTATTCACATAATCAAATGGGTTACTCATAATATATATACTCCTTAGGAAAACTCACATTCGACCATGATTTCAGTCAGACAAGCAACCATATTGATTTCTTGGTCTGCGACAAATGCTGATTTGTATTGATAATCAGCGAGAGTTACCACTAGTTGTGGAATTGAACGTTGTGACACATACGTTGAAGAACCATCGTAGAGACTACGAAAAAGTTGCACTGGGTCATTGTCGATATTCAACGCAACCCATTTACGCACACCCTTAAAGTTCTTATCTTTCAAAGTTTGCATCAGTTCTTTCATACTAGCATCACTACTGACAGATAGGATGCCTTCATCAATCGTACCACTTGCACCATAACGCTGTAGTTCATTCAGAATACGGCGATTGTCTGGGAAGTGACGATTGATTAGTTCTGCAACAACCTTGTCATTTGCAGTTACGTTCTCATCAGCAAGAATGTTTTTCACACGCTTGAAGAATTGACCTGCAAGTTTAGGTTTCTCACCATTCTCAATCTTAAAGTCAATGACTGAACAACGAGAATGTAGAGGCGCAATGATACGGTTTTTGAAGTTACAAGTAAGAATGAATGAACAGTTCTTACTGAATTCTTCAATGAAACCACGCAATGCTGGTTGAGTAGATTGAGGGTTGAGATAATCAGCCTCATCTAAAATCACCACTTTACGTTCACCATTGAGTGACACTGTTGATGCAAAATTCTTAATATCGTTACGCAATGTATCGATATTACCATTCATCGAACCGTTGATAATGATGTAGTCCGCACCAACTTCTTCACACAACGCACGGGCAACAGTAGTCTTACCTGTACCTTGCGTACCTGATAGAAGCATGTTCGGCAATTCGCCATTATCAACGAATTCTTGGAAAGTCTTCTTTAGACCTTCGGGCAGAATTGTATCTGCAATTTTCTTAGGACGGTATTTTTCAACCCACAAAAAATCTTCACGCATAATATAGTACCTCTTTCAATTTAAGAATTATATGTAGATGAGGTCTCGGTTGTGATATAGTAAGTTGCTTTCTTACCTGTCCAACGTGAAATACCTTTCGAAGTGATTTCTACCCCATAGTCACCACCAATCATCTTCAAGTTTTCTGTACGGAAAACCATTTTGAAGTCGGCATCTGCGACTGTCTCAACATCAACATCAAAGGTGTTTGATGTAGAGTTCTTACTATCGAAAGCACTCAAGGTAATTGCTTGACCTGACTGACCAACAATTGCTACTTCTGGCACTGCAAGAATTGATGCCGCACGAAGTACCTCAGCGATTTGACCTTGCGTGACTGAGAAGTTAATTTCACAACCTTCAAGTAGAGGTGACAAGTCTTTCTCTGGTGGAGAAATAATCATACTTGCATCAGTATAGAAATATGTCGAACGGTTCTTGCCGCTTGAAATTACAACTGAGTTGTCTCCAAACTCAAAGTCTGGGTTTTCAAATAGTGATACTGTCGCCAAGAATTGGTTCAAATCATAGATAGCGAAAGGTTGTGTGAAGTCTTCACTTACACCTGCTTCAGCCAAAATGTTTTTCTGCCCACTCACTGTTCGGATTTGTGTACCGCCTTGAACTACGATACCTGTATTGATGGTCGAAAAGTTCTTCAACACATTCAAAGTTTCATTGCTTATTTTCATAATGTTTCTCCATTCATAATTTTATTTGCATCATCTAAAGTATTTTGAATCCACTTTGCCGCCTCTTTGGCAGTCATTGCATCATCATCGACAGCGGGCAACCTGTCATCTTGACCAATACCTCGTATCACTGAAGCACTAAGCATCAGTGCAGAGGACATAATCAATGCCACATGTGGTAGACCACTACCACCTTCGGCGTCATCGTAATCACGACCACGTTCGAAATCTGCTATATGTCGTTTAAGACTATCAATCATTTGCTGGTAGGGTAGACCCTTTTCCCAGTTACGATTGTCATATTTTTGGGCACCATACTCAAGTGCCGCGGCACCTGCCGCTAGTGCCTCTAAGGGCAACTGTCGAAAGTAAGGTACACCGATTGCTTCACGCATTGCACCTGTTTCACTTTTATTCCACTTACTCATATCATCTTCTCCTTCATCATCAAATCCATATTCATGCAGACCGCTGTACACATTATCATAATGGGTTTTAGGTTCATCATCTTTTTCAAAAATAGGAACATTGTATTCATTACCTCTGTCGAATGGGTCACCATAAATTTCATAATACTTCTTTACACTATCACTCATATATCAATTTTTAAACATTATAACAGGAAAAGGAGAGACTGTCAATAGACAATCTCCCCAAGCACTGCCCTCCGAATTAGAATGGCGCATAGGCGTCAGTTGTATTCTCAGCAGTTTGTTCACCTTCAGTAGAAGGAGCAATCGCATCAGCATCGACCTTAGTGTAAAGGTCGAGGAATGATGTTTTGGTTTCTTCATCGAAACGGTTCACACACAATTCGATGGCTTTCATTTTGTCACCAAAGATAGAGTATGCTTTTGCAATGTGAACCAGACGGCGAGTTGCGATAATCTCATCAACACCACCTTCGTAAAAAGTCTTACGAATGATATCAGCCCAGTCAACTAACTTGCCGATGAAACCGTCATCTTCAAGGTTAAGAGAGTTGAACACTTTGCCGAGAATTTTCTTCTCAACAGTGGTGCTTGCATATTCTTGCTCAACAGTAATCGGGAAACGCTCAAGGAACGCTTCATCAAGGATTTGAGCGGCGATAAAACGACCGTCATCAGAACCTTTACCTTTAGTGTTAGCAGTAGCAACAACATTAAAACCAGGTGCTGGTTCAACAATCTCACCAGTCTTTTTGTTGATGTAAGGCTTGCCTTCCATGATTGCTTGAATTGCAAGCAACTTGTTAGAACCACGGTCGATTTCGTCAAGCACTAGAACAGCACCACGGCGCATCGCATTCAGAACAGGACCTTCACGGTAAACAACGTTACCGTTGACTAGTGTGTTACCACCAATCAAATCATCTTCATCAGTCTCAATTGAGATAGAGACCTTAATCATCTCACGCCCTGCGGCGGCACAAGCCTGTTCAGCCATGAACGTTTTACCGTTACCAGATAGACCAGTGACCATGACAGGATAGAACATCTTAGAAACAAGAATGTTTTTCAAATCATTGAAGAAACCGAAAGGCACATAAAGCGCATCTTTAGCAGGAACGAAATTTTCAGAAACAGTCTGGGTCATCGTAACAGGCTTCATCGGAATAACTGCGGCAGCCGCCATAGCGGGAGCAACATCAGCAACTGGTGCTGGCGCTACTGGAGCAGTAGGTTGATTTAAAGTTGGAAGGCGATACTTACCACGCCCAACACGAATTGATTTGTCAGTGTAAATAAATCGTGGGCGATTAACACCCATCTCTTCAGCAAGGTCGACAATCTCTTGCTTGGTCACAATCGGACCGAATTTAGACACACACGCTTCAACAAAGCGATTTTGTTCATTAGTCATGTTTTTCATAATATATCCTCATTAGAGTTTTCACGTTTGAGACACTATGTCTCTTATCAATCATTACTATACAAATATAACCTATTTAACCGAGAAAGTCAAGGATTATTTTGGTTAATTTGGTGGTTTTTTTGGTTTTTTTCGTCAATCATCATATCGAACACCATTTTTGCATCATCAATCTCATTTTTGTCGCCTCTTCGAACCGCCATGATGTAATTATCATAAGCGGTTTGAATGTTTTTGTCAATGGCTGTTTTGTACATCATTAGGCGGCAACCTCCATTAGTCGATTAAGCAATACACGGTTCGCTGTTTTGCTTTTTGAGTTTTTCATAAACGCTGTTTTCAATCGTGCTTTTGAAACGCCAGCATCAACATTTAACCCAGTGTCAGCGGTCAGCATATCGTCACCACCAGGAATTAAGAAGTATGACTGGTAGCCAGCACTTTTCACTTCAAGGAACTTGTTAGCACGAATGCTTTTCACAACGTCTTGGTCGTAAACGCCATAACGTGCCGCTTGACCACGAATTTCACGAGGACGATTGTCCATGATGAAGAACCCAATAGTGTTGACACCAAGACGGTCACCAATCATTTCGATTAGTGTATTGGTTACTGAACGGTCTTTCACTTTGTATTGCTGTTTGGTAACAGCATCTTGGATAACCGTTGTTTTACGGTAGCCACAGTAAACACCAGTAGTAACAATTTCTTGGCTGTCTTCATACTGGGTAACTGCATCACATGAGTGACTATCGCCATCTGTCAGAACAACCAAGTTTGCAACTTGAACACGGGTGCGCTCACGGAACTTCTTCAAAATGTCTGGCATAATTGTCAATGCGCTATCAAGCGGTGTACCACCCAACTGCAATGCACGAGGAATATCGAAACGGTAGTAACGACCATTTGCGAGACATTCACGCAACGCCATCATACCTTTACACGCATCATTGAACTCTGACAATTTCATTTCGCTTGTAAACAAGGTCATCAGGTGAATGTCACGGTCACTAGGAACAAGAGTACCTAGTGGTTGAGTTTTTAGAGCGTCCATCTTTGCTTTCATTTTCAAGCGATATTCTGTTTGACGCATTTCAGACCAATTATAATCATATTCTGAATACTGGTCAGAGAAAGCATAAACTTCAAAAGGAATTTTCACTTTTTTGCAGAACATTACAAGGTTCAGCATCTGGTCGATTGTCGCCGCCATGTTTGGTGCCATAGAACCAGACCAGTCAAGTAACATGCTAAAGCCGTGGTTCTTACCACCAGTAACTGTAGTAACACGCTTAAAGAGGTCATCGTTATACTTGTATGAGAAGATTTTGCTCATATCAAGTTCACCAGATTTTGCAGTAGAAGCCCGCTTGTATTCATCTGCTTTTTTACGCATTTCAAATTCTTTGACCATGTAGTTCACAACCTTCTGGTTGTTTGAACGCCACTCTGCCCACTTCGCAGAAACTTCAGCATCAATAGAAGGTTGTGAAAGCATACCTTTATAGAGGTCGTTGATTTTGCTGAAAGGAACAACGAAATCATCAGACTTGATATTACCGAGAGTAAGGTATTCATACTCACGCCCGTTGTTCTGAACTAGTGAACCCTCATTCGCACGGAAAGATGCATCAGTTTGACTTTCAATCAACTCTTCTGGAGTAGAAGGTTCTTCTAACTCATCAAGGTCGAAATCGTCATCATCATAGTCTTCTTCATCATCTTCATCGTCACCAAAAGAAGAACCAGAGAAATCTTCATCTTCAGGTTCTTCAGGTTCTTCATTAGAACCGTTAGAAGGAGTAGGTTCGTTTTCGTTTTCTTCTTCACCCTCTTGACCTTGACCGCTCATCAACTGCTCAACTTCTTCTTCAAGTTGTTCTTCAGCCTGTTCAATCTGTTGGTCATAGAGTGAATTAGAAATTGCCATCACATCTTCAAATGTTTCAGCATTTTCGATTTTCTCAACCCATTCTGCTTCTTCACCTTCGAACTTGAGGTTCACAAGAGTACCTAGTTTGAAGTGAAGATTGATACGGTCGATAAACGCCATTTCAGTAATGTCTTTACCAGCGATACCGAAGAAATCACGCTGAAGCAATTCAGCATAACCCTCACGATATGACTTTTGAAGACCAGGATATTTTGCTTTGATTTTCTTTTCGATACGGGCATCTTCAACAACGTTGATGAAGCCTTTAAAGACTTGACCCTTATCGCAAACAGCATCATGCCAGCCGTCTTCTGGAGTCCAGAGAGCGTGACCAACTTCGTGGCTTGTCATCAAATCATAAAGGTTAACGCTTAGACCGTCTTCTAAATTAGGAAGAGTAAGAACACGGTTCTTTACATCGAAAGATGCAGTCGGAACGTTCTGGTGTTGCACAGTAACGTTCTCTGTCGCCATCAGTTTGGCGAGTTGACTTTTGGTGTTTGCTAACTTGTTTTTCATAATATATTTATTCTCACATCATCAATTACTATACTAATATAATGCATTTCCACGAGAAAGTCAAGGGAATATACCAAAAAAATCAGGTTTTTTTTGGTTTTTTTTCTTCAGTAAAATCAAGGGGTTATCCCTTAATAGCGATTGCACCCACAAAAAGATGGTTCTGCCAGAACGTCTGAACGCTACTGAAACCCGCTTCTTCAAGCATATAGTTGAGTTCTGACCATGTATTTGGTTTGAGCATGTTGCGTAGCGTCTGTTCTTTGTCCATGATATCTGTCGCATCGAAACTCTCACGCTTGAAGTCATAATACATGAATGTTAGCATATCTTGCACTTTAGGGGAACAGGAATATGTCTTTTCTGCGAAAATAAATGCACCACCTGGATTCAACGCATCATATACATCATTAAGTGTTTGCTGACGGTCTTTGCGTGGCATGAACTGTAAAGTAAAGATAGAAGTAATCAAAGACGCATTGTGCATATCTGCTTCACGGACATCTTCGAACCGCAATTCGAGGTCGTCAACTTCGTATGCCATCATGCGTTCTTGCATGTTCTCTTTGAAACCTTCAGCATGTTCAATACCAACGTAATGTGCGCTAGGTGCGAAACTTCTATTTTGTTCAATCATATGTGCAAGTGTTTTGCCTGTAGAACAACCCAAGTCATAAACGTTTGTATCGTCTTCGACAAAGTAGCGAGACATTTTAACAATATCATCATGTAGTGTAGAGTACCCACGAATTGATTTATCAATGTGAGTATCGAAACCCTCATCACGGTGTGCAAAAGTAAAATCAGCCATTATTATATTCCTTTAAAATGTTATCATATATTGAGTTTGCTACTGCTTTATACATCAAGGGTGCTACTGCACGACCTAGACGTTCAACTTGAGCATCAAAATCGCCTTTCAAAACAAAGTCTTCTGGGAAACCCATCAAACGCTTGCATTCTTTAATAGTCAGTTTTCGATTTGCTTCTGGATGAAAAACACCAGACATACCTCGTTTCTGACCTTGCTGAGTTAGAGTTGGTGATGGCATATCAGGACACGGACGTATCATGTTAAAACAACTTGCCTTCGGATTCCATTCTCTAAACTGTGGGTCACTTGGTTTTGTATGCTTTGGTGGGTTGAACGGAAGAGGTTCGATAAACTTCTTCTGATATGACCCTTGAACAAAATCAAGTAACATCTGCACTTCTTCTTCGTCATTTTCAATATCAGCGAGTGCTTCTTTCATTGAAATATGTTTATTAATAGTCGGTTTTGGAAAAACATTATGTAGATTGAGAAATGATAAACCGACTTTTTCTGCTACGTCTTCACGCACACAAATAAAGATTGTACGTTCTCTTGCTTGAGGCACACCATAGTTTGCACCATTCAAAACTTCGTATGTAACATCATAACCAATCTTTTCAAACTCATTAATAAATGCGTTCAACTTACCTCTGGCTTCACCAAACGTGATACCCTTTACATTCTCTGCGATAATTACTTTTGGTTGAACACCTTCTGCAATACGAATAAATTCATAAAACAAGTCTTCGATTGCTACTTGCTTCTTTCCATCTGAGTAGTTCTTTTCTTTGCCCCATCCCTTTTCACGCTTTCCTGCAACAGAGAAAGCAGAACATGGGGGTGAACCATCAAGTATGTCGAGTTCCCCTTTAGCAACTCCTGCCATGTTGAGAAAGTCTTCGGGTGAGTATTTTTTGATATCATCTACTAGTACCTTTGTGTCTGGGAAGTTTGCTGTATAAGTCTCAACAGCCGCTTCGACAAATTCATTGATTAGTAGTATGTTACCACCAGCCAACCTATAACCAGTGCTAGAACCTCCGCCACCAGCAAAGCAACTAATAGTCGTAAAGCGATTTTCTGAAGACGCTTTTTTAACGTCTTCGACAGTATATTTCTCATATCTCATAATTTATTTCACTTTTCTGCGGATTTATTTCTGCTAATATAACACTTTTCTGCGGCATTGTCAAGCAAAAAGTGAAGTTTTTGGTTGATACCCGACATAATCTCTAACCAAGTCCATAGTTCTTTGTCTATTCTTAAAGTTCAACTGCTTGTCTTCTAACAACTTTTCGAAGTGTTCTGGAATACCAGCAACTAATTGCAGGTTTGCATGTTTTCGTTTTTTAGGTAGTTCATTGAATTCTGGGTACGCTTCAATGATTGGTGCCTTCTGATATGGTTTGTTGAAGAAGTCATGGTCGTACTGCATCATCCACTGCTTCACACTTTCACGCACATAAGGTGCGACTAAGTTCGCCTCAATCTCTTCTGCTAGTTGTTCTTGTTGTAATATGCCAGCAGGATTTTCTGCACCAAAGTAATCGTTACGAAACTTGTCAAATAGTTCTTTTGTATGCTTGAAGTGAATGTTAGCACGTTTAGAGACACCATACCAACCATCTGCGGCAACACCCGAAAGTACATGCTTCTCTTTAATATGTGGATAAACGTATAGAAACGGAAAAGTGCATTCTACATGTGTTTTCTTCTTACAATCGTAGTAACGCATCAAACGTAAGAAATCATCTTTTACATTATTGACTGGGACATCAATCTCATGGTGGTCCCACCCAAAAATCTCAGCCGCTTCTTTTGCGGCAATGCTGTCAGGCGTTTCTTGCCCGTTTACATACATTGTGTATGTGTGAACATTTTTACCAAGACGTTGTGCTGAGAATGCACATGTCAGACTATCAACACCACCAGACATTAAAACTGCAATGTCTTTTCCTGGTGCTTCATCTTCTACTATTTTTGTTATTAGTTTGTCAATCATATCTTACTCACTTGTACACCACTTTTAAGTAAAAAGTTGATGCCTTCTTTACTCTTATAGTAATCTTTATAATATACAGTCTGAATTCCAGACTGGTAGATTAACTTGGCACAATCAATGCAAGGTGATGCTGTACAGAATAGAATTGCGTTTTCTGCGCTTTCTGTACTCCTTGCAATCTTTGTTATTGCATTTGCTTCTGCGTGTAATACTTCTTTTTTAGTTTCACCGTTATGTTCACACTCATTAGTCCAACCTGCAGGCATGCCATTGTAACCGATACTGATAATCTTATCGTCTTTAACAACAACACAACCCACTTTGAGACGTTCCGCAGAAGACAATTGTGCATATACTTCTGCGGCGTTCATGTGTGCCTTAATGAACTTCGGCTTCATCATCTTCGATTACACCCTCTTCAATGTTTGGGAAATTACCCTCTTCACCGTACTTGTCTGCTTTATATGATGACCACAAGTTCAATACTTCATCTGAAGTTTCAACAGGTTTAGTTGTCACTCCATCTACATCTTCTTCTCGCATCATATTTGAAATAGAAGGATTTACCCAAGAATAAAGTTCATTCTTAGTTTCGTCAAACCACTCTATCATAACAACTGTATGGTCTTCAATTTTTGTAACTACACTCAAATGACAATCATAGAGTGTTACCCATGCTGGTCCAAAATCTAAGTAACCAAATGGTCCGCCTTCGCAAACTTCGATGCCTGCTTTTTCAATCAATTCAATATACTTCATACTACTTTAACTCCCCCATTTCTAATCCCATTAACATTGTTTCTCTATCTTTTTTTGCTTTCGCTAATGCAATATCATCTGCATTTTTCCAATATGGTCTGCCTCGTGTTTGCTCGTATCCTTGTAAGAAATATCTTGCCCAGTCATTCTCAAGCACATCTAAACAATTCTCACCATCTCTATCAGTCCAAGCAACAAGTATCTTCAAAGGGCGCACAATTTCTGGGCGAAGTCCAGGGTAGAAACCAGAGTATTCTACTTCACGCTTGTCTTCTTCTGACACATCTAGTAACTGAGCATTGAAGAATGCTTCATATGTTGGACCTTGATTGCCTGGGTTCTTAACAACGAATGCATCGTATTTCTGCCCCATCCAAACAGCATGAAACATTTTATCTCCATCACCCTTATCGCCTGCAAACTCTTCCATCATACCTGCAAAAAGTTTGGGTTCTAAACCAAATACGTTATCTTCTCTTGTAATAATAGGAAAATTATTGAAGTCATAATACCCACAAGAAGTAAAACCTTCCCACCCATCATCTTGCGACAAGTCATTACCTATAGGAAAATACTGTTTCTTACTTATAAGCATAAACTTATAATCATCATCGTATGATGGTTTAACATCACCACCGACTACTTCAAGTTCGATGCTTTTTAATTTTTCTAACTTTCTCTTTTCACCTTCTGCTTTAATTCTATTTGCAACTCTTTCTGCAAAAGAAATCACATTACCATCGGGTGCTGGAGATTGTGTTAAGTAATTAAACTCTTTCTTTTCTTCACTCATTTTGCTATCCTTGAATAATTTTTAACTTTCTCAAACTGTAGGACACTGTGGAATTTATCAAACAACTGGTCTCCTTTGTGTGAGATTACAAAAACATTTGTATCATTACTTATGGTATTTAAAATCTTCATAAATTCATCTGTACCACTGCCATCTAAAGAACTGTCAAACACTTCATCTAATATAAGTAGGTTTGTGTTGATAGAGTTCTTCATCTTAGCAACTGCACGCCATGTAAACAGTAACGACAAATCGATACGCATCTTTTCACCTTCTGAGAAACTGTCATATGAAAAATCATCTCTGTGGCGAGATTTAATTGTTTCACTGAATGCTTCATCTAGTTCAAACTGAACAAAGAAGTCCATACTAGAAAGATACTTATTCACTAGTTTGTTGATGATAGGTAGATACTGTCGAATAATCTTTGTCTTAATACCAGTATCTTTCAACAGACTACCAGCGAAATTGCCGATATACTGCTGGTCAACTAACTTCTCTTTTGCTTTACCTAATACATCAATCTTACTCTGCAAGTCTGCAATCTTATCTTCATCTGCGACTTTATCATCTTCAATCAGTTTTGTCAACTGTTTCTGCATTTCACTGATATACTTTTGCAACCCAGAAATACTGGATTGCTCTACATGTAAATCTGTGTTCAGTGTACTAATCTGCGAATGAACGTCTGCTATCTCACTGAGGCGTGTTGTTGCCTCTTCAAGTTGTGTCTCTAATTTAGGTATCGCTGTCGCAATTTCACCAATCTTATCGCTGTACTCTTCAATCTTAGTTTCTTTAAAATTCTCTTCAATCTGTTGCTGACAAGTAGGACAATTATCATTTTCTTTATAAAACATAATCTCTTCATTATGCTTTTTAGTAGTCTTTGTCAACTTAGATTTCATCGAAACAATATTCGACTTCAGGTTACTGACTTTGGTTTCATCGGAAATAGTTCGCTGTAGGTCTTCGATTCCTTCTCTGAGGTCTTCAATTTTTGCCTCATGTGTAGCAATGCTCGCCTGCGATTTTGTAATCTCTCTCTCATTATTCTTACGTTTTTCTGCATTGTCTGTCTTTAACTCCTGCAAGTATTGACGTTGTAGACGCACTTTTTCTTCTGTCAAATCTAATTGATATTGACACTCTTGTAAGTCATTTTTGAGTTTGTTTTGTTTGCTTTTAAGCAATGAATTCATAATACTGAAAATCTCAATATCAAGCAGATTTTCAATAACTTCTCTTCGATTTGATGCAGACAATTGCATAAATGGTGTGAATGATGCACTACCTAGAATAACAACCTGAGTGAATGCTTTATAGTTTAGTTTGAGAATGTTCTTCTCAAGCATCTCTTGCTGGTCACGCACGTTTGCATTCTGGTCAACATTAATACCATTCAATTCGATATCAAAGATGTTCTTTTTGATACCTCTGCGTACAAGATAGTTTTTAGTACCAATGCTGAATTCAACCTCAACAAGCGCACCAGACCCGTTGATGCTGTTCACCAACTGGGCTTTACTAATCTTGCGAAACGGTTTACCAAATAGCGCAAATGTCAACGCATCTAAGATGGTTGATTTACCTGCACCGTTATTACCAACAATTAGTGTGTTGGGCGAACGGTCAAGTTGCACTTCAGTAAAATGATTGCCTGTCGAAAGAAAGTTCTTCCAACGTATGTTTTTAAATATAATCATGCAGTCTCTACTGTCATAGCCTCTTGATATAGATTTCGCATCAAAGAATTTAACTTCTTCTTATCTGCATCAATTTCAAGGCTGTCAATATACTTTTCAAGTATCGTCAATGTATCGTCAACCTCACTCACAATATCATCGTCTTCAAGTTCATCCATATTCATATGGTCTTCTACGATAGACAATTGGGCAGGGTCAGTCTTGTATAACTGGTCAACAAACATATCGAACCAGTAGGGGTTATTCTTAGACTGAACTACTACCTTGATGTTCTTACCAGTATACTCTAAAAGTTTGTCTTTGTCAAGTTCTAATTCGGTGAATTCTTCAACGGCACTGTCATTGTAGAAAACTTTTCTGAACATGCGATACGGGTTTCGTATGAATTCAAGGTTACGAGTATCAGTATCAAAAACATGGAACCCACGATAATCATTGTAGTCTGACCAGGTAAGTTCATAAGGATTGCCCAAATAATAAATGCGACCATCATCACTTTTATGATGATAGTGACCTGTAAATACTGTGTCATAACGATTGAACAGAGACTTATCCATTCCGTGGTCATTCTCAAATCCTTTCATCATAGCAAACCCAGACAACTCTAGGTGACCCATGAGAATATCTGTTTTTGCTGTCTGTATAAAATCTAAACTCTCTGTATAGTTACCAGAACAAATCCAAGGCAACATAGCAATAGGCGTACCATCAAACTCAACTACTTTCGCCTCTGGATAAGTGACGATATTAGAATAGTCTGATAGTAGTAAGTCGGGTGAGTTTACTTCGTTTGTGTTTTTGTAGTATGTGTCGTGGTTACCAATCAAGGTGTGCAGTTTTATATTGCGTTCTGCTATTGGGTCAAACCACATCTTCTTTGCACGTTCTAGCGTAGCAAAGTTTACATACTTTCGTCTATCAAATGTATCACCTAAGTCAATGATAGTATCAATGTTGTTATCATCGATATATGGAATTACAATATTTGAATAGAATTCTTCGTAATAATCTAAAAAAGCAACACTATCATTCCTAGCACCAAAGTGCTGGTCTGTAATCAACAAGATTTTCATAATTAGTCCTCTTCAGAGTTATTCAAATTTTCTGCTTCTTGCTCCGCTAGTTCTTGCTCGGCAAGAAGTTTTTCTATACCACGTTGTTTACGTTTTTCGTTTTTCTTGCGCTTTGTCTCTTCGTAGTCGCCGATAAATTCTTCCATGTGACCGTTTGAGATATAGTGAATTTCTTCAATATCGTCTGCGTGTTCAGCGAGTTCACCAAAAATGTTTGCTTTCTCTGTCGCTTTATACTTAATATACGTTTGACGCTTTTCTTTCTGAATGCGTCTAAGGTAAGCATAATAGATAATTTGTGTAAAATATGCAAAAGGATTATTTGATTTTTCTGGATTAAAGTTATCGATGTATGCAAGACAGTTTTCAATACCATCTGAAATCATATCATCTTTAAACGTGTAATTCATAAAGTTGGGACGATAAGATAGTCGCTGTGCAATCAGTAAGAAACATTCTCCAACGTATTCGGGCACTCTTGGTCTATCGTCACCAGACGCTTCTGCGTCATTTACTGCTTCTTTATAATCCTTAAGTGCCTCTAAGAATTTTTTATTGTCCACATAGTGGTTGCTTTTTTTCTTTGTCATAATTCAGTTTCTCCTGTTTTGGGTAGATACCTCCCACGCTTGGATGTATAATATAGTTCACAATATACAACATTCCTGGTTAAATGTCAAGGGAATTGTACATTTTTTTGGTAAAATAAATTATTTTGGTATTTGTTGAAAACTTTTGCACTTTTCCCTTGACTTTCCCTTGACAATGTAGTATATTACAGATGTTGAGATGATAATATCTTATTGTATCTATTAATAACTCTCATCAAGGGTAAGATTGATTGCTATGATAGATTTTCTAGTGTTTGTCAACACTGGAGGAGAACAGTGAGGTACGAATGATGGAAACACAAGTAAGTCGCCCTCTTTCGCATCAGGTTTAACAACTCCCCCATTAAAATCTTTAAACACCGTAGGTGAACTGCCGTTAGGCAGTTCTAAGTAATATACTAATGATATGTCGCATTTACCATGAATGTGCCATTGATGCTTTTGCATATGAGTATATTGCTGATACCAAAAGTTTACGATATCATAGTGTTTAAAGTTTATTTCACTATCATGTGAAAACTTTCTTACAAATTTATCTACTGACGGCTGTATTACAGGCAGTAATTTTTGCATGTATTCAGAGTTTGACGGATTATCACCACCAGGTGTATTCTGTCTTCTATAGAAATCAACCCTAGAAATATTAAATGCAGTCTCACCTAGTGGGTCATTCTCAATAATCTTTAGTAGACTGTTCTTTATCTTTTTGTGTTCTTTAATTGAGTAAACACGATATGGTATATTTGTTAAGTTATTCATTAGTGTATAGTCCCATCACCTTTATTCATTCTCAACATCGCTTCTAACAAGTCTAGTTGCTCATCTGAGGGTTCTTCGATTTCATCTAAATGTTCAGAAGTAGTCTTAAATTCATCTACTGGTTCTGGTAGATTTTTCCACTTCTTTCTAATCCCATTATAATATTCGACAAACGATTTCTTCGCATTGAACATCGTTACAATACTGTCGTAGTATATAGGGATGAAATCATCATCTGACAAGGGTGAGAACGGTGTGACATTCATCAAACTGTTAGACGGGTCAGCACCATTTAGAATACTGACTAAGAACGCATCCTTGATTAAGATACACTGTTGACCTGATGGGTCTTCGCCAGAGAATACCTCTCCGACCAAATCTTCCATATTGGTCAGTTTGATTATTTTGACACCTTGTTTACTAGTAACTTTCATATCTCAATCTTGTATAGTTTAACTTTAAATTTTTCTTCATTATATGCTTTCATTCTCTCTAGGAAATGCTCTAGTGTAAAATTCTTACGAGACTTCCATTTCAAATCATCAACTATATCATACAGTGTAGCAACTTTCTTGCTTTCGCTCAATCGCAAGCCACGACCGATAGATTGAAGATTTCTGATACGAGACTTCGAAGGTGATGCAAAGATAATGTTATGAAGATTACGAATGTTGATTCCTGTTGAGAAAGTACCGAATGATGCAACAATGATTGCGTCTTCAGACTGTTCTGTAATCTTTCTAATCTCTTCACGGTCTTCTGCGTCTGTACCACCGTGGATAAAAAATACTTTTCTCTTATCCCCTACTCTATTATTTATATCATCAAAAAGCACCCTTCCGTGCTTCTCTACAAATTGAAAGAGTAATAGTGTATTACCTTCTTGGCTGATTGTCAAGTTTCTTATGAACCTATTTCTCTTTTCATGTCTTACAAGAAAATCCATTTCTTGCTGATACTTCATTTTAGTGACTTCTTGTCTCTCTGCGTCTGAGTAATTTAGCGCAAGTGCTTTAATTCTGAAGTCTGCTAATTGTTTATTATCCATCAACTCTTTTGTTGATGTAACCTTTTTAACAGGTCCAAATAAACCCTCTAAGACTAATTTGTGCGTTTGTGTTCCGTCTAAGGTGCCTGTTAGACCAAAGCGATATTTGCAATCCTTCATTTTCTCAAGCAATGTCATTAGAGACTTCGCTTTGAATAAGTGTGCTTCATCGCCAATCACAACATCAAACTGGTCAAAGTATTCTTGGTTTAGTTTGTATACTGACTGCCATGTCGATACAATAACTTGCTTATCTGAAACCTTGTCAATACCCGCCATAACTTTGTGACAGTTTTCGTCACTCTCCCAACCATAGTCTTTAAAGTCAGAAACAAGTTGATGTACAAGTGAGGTAGTAGGTACAATGATAAGTGTCTTTGCATGAAACCAACGTACAAGCAAATAGATAATCAGCGATTTACCTGATGCTGTTGGTGACAACAGTAAACTGCGTCTGTTTCTTACTGAATGAACAAATGCTTTATACTGATAATCTCTTGGTGCAAATGGTAGACCTAACGTCTCTGCAAACTCTTTTGCTTCAAATAGCGAAAACTCATCTGCCTGCTCAAGTCCGTCAAATTCTATCTCATAATCACGTTCATTAGCAAACTTGACTAGGTACTCAACTAATCCCATATACAGTGTCTTTGTGTAGACGTTATACAGACGTATTTTCCCATCCCATATCTTATTACGATATGAGGGCATAAACTGATAACCAGGAACTAGAAACGTGAAATAGTCTTGTATCTCATACGCTGTTCCTGCCTCACAGATAACCTTGACATGAACTTCGTCATGTTTCTGTATAACAATTTTTTCCATTAAGCACCGTTTGTAAATCTACGCCAGTCAATCGCATTTTTAATGAGAAACCCACGGTCTCTCAAACTGCGAATGATATTGTCGCAAAATTCTACTTTTTCTTGTTGATGGGCAATCTTTAGAGTACGCTCTATGATTTGTTTGTCGGAATCGACATAGCGGGCAATGTCTGCTTTAAGGACTTTTTTGTAGAATGGTTCCCAACCTTGTTCAGCAAGGTCTTCTTGCGCCATCTCTCCGCTATAGTATTCGTATTTGATTTGCTGAAAGATTTTCAAGTCTGCTTGCAACTTCTTCAGTAGCAATCTTTCATTAGTGTAGATTTTATAGTATTTTTGGTGAAGACGAGGAATTTTTAATGCTTCTTCATCTAGCATGTCATCCTCTATTTTACAATCTTCAAACCACAAGTTCTGTATTTCTTCTAATTTCATAATTTACCTCATTATTTAACATTATGTAATATGTTCTGTTCACTACTATTTATAACAGTTTTATAGACGCCTTATTTCATATGACCTAAATCTGAATGATGCATCACCAATCAAAGGGTCTGCATTTCCACCTGTAGAAAAGTTCAAGTCACCTAAAGATGTTGGGAATATATCTCTGAAAGTAATTTCTAGCAATGGGTTTGATGAGTTTGTTGTAACAATCAATGCGGCATCTGTGTATACAGAACTTTCGCCAGCATATTGATTTGTAGTTTCTGGTGTAGTGATAGACTTCATCCAATTATGAAGTGCTTCGTATGAACGTAGTTCTTCATCAATAATAAATTCAATCGACAATTCACCAAAAGTCAATTTATCACCAGGTATTGGTCTATCTATAAGTGGGTTTGGTTGAATTGCTTCTCCCATTGTAATAGATGGAATATTAACTGACTGGCAGAAATATTCAATCTCAGGAATCTTCGCCATGACAAACTTAAAGTTGTTCACTGAAGCGTTATTCATGTTGGTTGGTTGATTTGCACTCATCTCTTTTTCCTAATGTGTTCTTGTAGGTCCATAACTTTTTCTTTCTCAATAATGTCGATGATAGTTTCAGTTAGATTGATTTCTTTTCTAACCCACCACATTTTCGTCTGAAGTTTATCAAGTTCTTCTTGGTAAAACTTCAACTCTTTTTCTTTTCGTAGTTTACTATCAATCAAATCTTGGATTAATATTAAACCGCTATCAGACATTATTGCGACCCTATTAATAGTTTGCTCACTACTATTTATAAGCATAAAAAAAGGGGCAGTCCGAAGACCGCCCCTTTAAAGTAGGTAGATTAAACTCTACTCTTATTATAGAAGGTTGCTTACTGAGAAACCTCTGTAGTAAACGTTTGAACGTGTGTTCAATGCGCCTGCACCTGCTGTTCCGCCTTCTGCGAATGGGTTTGCGACCATGCCGTAGCGTGTCTTAAATCCAATCTTAGGCTGGAATGTGTTCTCACCAACTGCACGAACCATCTGTAGTGGTACGTATGGGCAGTAGAAGATACCTGCATCGTATGCGCTGTCACCTTTGTAACCAGTAACAACAAAGTCACCAGATGCATATGGGTCAACGTATACACGGGTCTTACCGTTAAGAACACCAGCAAATGTGTTGCCAGTAGTGTCTACATTAAGGTTAGTGTTAAGGGCTGGGTTATAATCCATAACACCTGCGGCTGCCAATGCTGAGGCAACATCAGATGAACAGATGATAAAGTTACCTTTACCACGGCGAGTTTCTTTAGCAATAGCGTTTGCTTCACGCTCGATTTGGAACATCAAGCCTTTGTAACGCTCAACTGACCAACGGCCGTCGGAATCGTTAGTAAGGTCGAATGCACCTGAGTTACCACCGAGTTTAGCAGAACGATAGATTGTACGCATAACTTCGCGGTTGATTTCAGCAAGAATTTCGCCTGACAAGATGTTTGCCAGTTCTGTTTCTGCGTCAAGACCATGAACTGCTTTCAAGTCTTGTGCGAGTTCAACAGTGTATTCTGCTTTCAATGCACGAGTTTTGGCTTCAACAGAAATCTTCTCTACTGAGAATTGCATTTCGTTGAATGTACCGCCGCCTGATGCACCAAGTGCTTCGCCTGCGCCAGTTGTCATACCAGTACCAGTTGTGAATTCAGTACCTGCGCCATCTGGGTCAGCAGCCATTTCGCCACCTGTAGAAGCATGAGTACCTGCACCAGCGAAGTCTGTGTCGGCTTCGTTGTAGAATACTTCATTGCCTGCACCGTCTTTGGCACGCATTGCAAAGATAAGACCTGTAGGTGCAGTCATAGGCTGAACACCTGCAACGTCATATGCAATGAGTTGTGGCATTGAACGGCGTACCAATGAAATCAGTACGGGGTCAAAGTTATTTACGTTAGCAGTCTGGTTTAGAGGACCTGCTTCGAACAAGCCCATTTGCTCATTCTGTTCACGGATTGCTTTTTCTTGGTTTTCCAAGAGTACGGCAGTTACCGCTTTTTTGTATGGGTCGGCAATCGCTGGTGCATCGGCATGCTCAAGGATTGGCTCCCACTTTTTTTGGGATTCTTCTGATAGATACATATCTGTTATCTCCTTTAAAGTTAGATATTAGTTTTAACTGTTAATAAAAACATTCCGAAGTCTGTTCGTAATACTATTTATACGGACTTACTTCCTCATGCTTGAAAGAGTTCTAGCATATACTGACATTGATTCCGACAACTCTTTTTTAGGTGCCGCACCATCGTCAATGCTTTCTTCTTTTTCTGCGCCAGTCGCCCTTACTTTAGGGAAATATGATTCCTTGATAGTTTCTAACTTCTCACGGTACTGGTCAATAGTCTCAAACTCAACTCCTTCAGCGAGAGAACGCAATTTATCAGCATCAACGTCTACGAGACCAGTTGTTGCTTCAGAAAGTGCCTTTTCTGCTTTGAATTCGTCTAGTTCTTTTTTCATGGCAACGGACTTCTCAAATTCTTCGTTCAATTTTGCTTCAAGGTCATCCGACTTTGTAGCAAGTTCGTCAACAAGGTCTGCTTTCTCTTCAGGAACATCAATGTAGTTCTCTACGAAAAGATTTTTCAACCCAGCCATAAATTCTTCTGCGATTTCAGTACGAATACCTTTTTCGATAGCAAGTGCGTTATCTTGTACCCACGCTTCAACAACGTAGTTTAGATAATCGTCAACTTTAACAGCCAGTTCTTCACGGGCTTCTTCAAGTTTGGCTTCGTATTCTGCTTCTGTCTTTTCTACGATGCTGTCAATGCTTTCTGATACTTTTGCTTTGACTGCCGCTTCAAAGATAGTAGTCGCTTTATCTTTAAATTCTTCTGAAAGTTCTGCATCAGAACCTGTAAGTAGAGCATCGACATCAGCCTTCATATCTACTTTCATTTCTTCTACTTCTTCTTTCATTTTCTTTTTCTTGGCGGATGCATAGAGTTTACCTTCTTCGGCTTCCTCTTCTTCATCATCATCACCATCTTCTTCGTCTTCAGCATCGTCATCTTCGTCTTCGTCTTCTTCTTCAGACTTGACAGATTTCTTTGCTTCTTCGAGGTCTTCTTCAGTCGCTTCTTCAGCAACTACTTCTTCAGTAGTTTCTTCAGAAGTTTCTTCTGTGACTTCTTCTGTTTTATCTTCAGCGATAACCTCTTCAACTGCATCTTCAGAGGCTTGAACCGCGTCCAACTCTTCTGATACTGTATCTTCTGTCATCACTTCTTTTTCTTCAGCAATTTGCTCTGAGAATGTTTTTAGCATGAGATTAATCTCCTTTTTTAGTTATCTACTTACTCTTATTTATAATCTTATAAACTTATAACTTCTGCATGAAGTCGGTGAATAACCTCAACTTCACTTCTTCAAGTTGTTTAGATTTAGCATGTTTTATTTCATCGTGGTATTCACTGATAGTGGATTCCCTTAGAATTCCGTTATCCCAAACCCACTCTTTGCCTTCCATAATGCCATCTACGAAAGCATCAGGCGCAGATGGGTCAGCAACGA